AATAACATCAACATAATCAGGCTCAATAAAGATATTGTTTTCAAAATCCAACTCCTCCTCTGGTTCAAATAATGTAATATCTTCTTCAATATCAATAATATAAATATCTGTTGCCAAGCCTTCACCTGTTTCATAATTTATAGTATCAAAACCTAAGTATATATCATCATCAATGTCGTCAAAGGCAGAATACCCATAATCCTCTGTATCATTGCCTAATAAATTATCTATAAAATCTAATATGTCATCTTCTTCTGTATCATTTCCTAGATTGTAAACATTACATAAAGCAGAAAAATTTGAGTCTGTAAGACACTCTGACGATAGATTAGAATAAGACTCATCAATTCCTGTGGATAAACTAAAAGCATCTAATTCAAGTGATGTAGAATTAGTATCGTCATACCAAAGATACTCTACATAATCAGTCATGCTATACTGCAAACCTATGTTAGCATCATGATAGTCAATATTAACTTCTTCATATAAAAATTTTATATCATTTGTTGTTTCATATAGTATAACCTCAAATGTACTTTTACGACCATTAGAATATTCTGATACATTATTCCACATCACAACAAAATATTGATTAGTGTCTGCTGTATTACCAAATGTCTGATAGTAAGGTGATTGATTGCCACTTGCTCTACGAATAAAATCTGAGTGTAATGGTTTTATAGAATTATTATATCCTGTACTTGGAAACCTCTCCACTAAATAATTTCTTCTGCGACTAACATCAGAATTAAAATTATTTACAGAACTAAAAGTTAAAAAACCATTCATAGCAACTGAAACATTATCATAAGTGTTAGTTCCAAAAGTAAAATCAAAACCTATGGGAACATTTGCTAAACCATCATCTGATAATGATAAGCCTGCACCTGATTGTGTAATGTCAATTAAAGGGTCAGTACCGACAGTAAATTCAGTATTTGCCATAGCAGACCTAATATGAGAAAGAAAAGTCATAAATCCTACGACAAATAAAATAGCAATAATTATAATAACAATATTATATATTGCTTCATATATATTTTTTAACATAATTTATGATTTTTATATTTACGACAAAAATCTTTTTTCTTATATGCTTTTGCTTTTATTTTTTTATGGTCGTATTTGTGTTTTATTTCTTCCCAATCAGGTCTTTCTTCTGGGTTTTCAGTCCAGTAAGCTAACGCTTCTTTTCCTATTAAACCTTTACCATCAACAACAACTGGACAAGGTGTATTTGCATAGTCTGTCATTGCTCGAAACACACGAGGGTCGCTACACAAAAGGGCTATACTTGCAACTTTCATGCCTTGTGCGGCTAATTCACGAGACAAAAGAACTAATTGACAATTTTCATCTATGATACTTCTGCCACTGGCAATACCAAATAAATTTGTTTGAATACTCGCTGAAGCTCCTGAAGTGCATACTAGTTGACTGTACGAATTGATAGAGGGTGCAATACTAGAACTAACTTGCCCTTTAATACGTTGTGTAACTACCTGACGAGAATTGCTGTTACTATTATTTTCATTAACATTAGTATTCTGATTAACGGAAGAATTAATATTTTCGTTTTTTGTTTCAACGCTTGATGTAGAAATAGAAACATTATTGTTATTATTAGTATTAACTGAGGTATTCGTTTGATTAACTGTCGAACTTACAGATTGATCTATGTTTGATGTTACATTGCTGACTGACGTGTTGTTATTCGTGTTAGTGTTGACCGAAGTGTTATTATTTGTATTCGTTGACGTTGATGTATTCGTTGACGTTTGATTTATGGTCGTGTTGTTCGTGTTAGTGTTGTTTGAAACGTTTGTATTTTGATTATAATTATTATTGGTTGAGGTAACTGTGGAGGTCGTGGTCGTGTTATTAGTAATATTGCTGTCTTCGGCATAAGATAATCCTATGACACCAAATATTGCCAAGCCCACTATTGTATATGCTCTTAAAGTTTCTTTCAACATAGATGTGATTTTTAATGATTTTAAAACCTAAAGCAAGATGTTTAGAGAGGGATAAAGTGAACCCCTAATAATTATTTGACATATTTTGAAAACGGAATTATCTTTTAAAGAAATTAGTTTAGGAGAAAAAATGACAAACATTACAAAAAAGGAAAAAGAGTTTATGAAAAGCAAAGCAAAAACAAAAAAGGTTGGCAAGAAAAGAGTAAGGGCGAGAAATTCTAAAGGACATTTTATTCCTGACAATCCAGATACAAAAAATATAAATGAAGCCTATGGTGAGAAACCTGCACCAAATAATAATATACTTGGTATTATTCTTGCTGTTTTATTAATTGCAGCATTATTATTTTTAGGAGGTAAATAATGACGTTAGAAGAATATATAAAAGAAAAAAAAATAAAAATTGAGGATTTAGCAGAAGAAATTAATGAACCTCATCACCGAAACGTATATCGTTATATGCGAAATGTAATACCACGACCTGATAAAATGGAATTGATTTATAGGATTACAGAAGGAAAAGTAACTCCAAATGATTTTTATAAATTTATGAGGCAATAATATGAACATAATAACAAATGAACCAATTAAAGTAGATTTAGAGCCAAGAGAGGTAAGTTTAGTTTTTGAATGTGCTAAAAGACGTGAATTATCATCAATGTTAAAGAAATCAAAAACTTATGTTGGTAAAGAAAAAGAAACTTTTTTTGCTCATTTGATTGGTAGTGCAGGTGAATATGCTTTTTGTAAGCATTTTAATCTGTTTTGGTCTGCTGATTACGATACATATAAAAGTGAAGCTGATGTTTATTATAAAGGCATGGATTTTGAAATTCGTACACGAACTAAAAAATGGTATGATTTAAAAATTGACAAAAGAGATAATATCGAGCAAAGATTTGTATTGTGCTATGCAGACAAGCCATTAGATTATGTTTTATTACAAGGTTGGGTTGATGGTAAAACAGGCAAAGACGAAAGATATATAAAAGATTATGGTAATAATAATGTGCCAAATTATTTCTTTCCAAAAGACAAATTACACCCAATACAAACTGCATTAGATGGGATAAATGATAATAACTGAATTAAAAGAAAATCCAACATTAAGAGTGCTAAGTTTGGGTGCAGGAGTGCAATCTACTGTAATGGCTTTAATGACTATGACAGGTGAAATAAAAGATAAACCAGATTGTGCTATTTTCAGTGATACTGGTGCAGAACCTAAAAATGTTTATGAACATTTAGAATGGTTGACTAAACAATTAGATTATCCAGTTTATATTGTATCAAAAGGTAATTTAAGAGATGATACATTAAAAAGTATTTTTACAACTGTACCTTTTTATTTAAAAAATAGTGGTGTTGGTAGAAGGCAATGCACAAACGATTACAAGATACAACCTATAAGAAAAAAAATTAGAGATTTATTAGGTGTAAAGAAGGGAAAAAAAGTACCTAAAGATGTTTTTGTTGAAACTTGGATAGGAATATCATTAGATGAAATGCAAAGAGCTAAAATAAACAGAGATAAATGGCAGTTAAATAGATTTCCTTTATTAGAATTAGAATTAAAAAGAAATGAATTAATTAATTGGTTTGATGAACGATACCCAGAACGCACTTTAACCAAATCATCATGTACTTTTTGTCCTTTTCATAATGATGGTGCATGGCGAGATATGAAGTACAATGATAAAGTAAGTTGGAATGATGCTGTTGATTTTGATAAAAAATTAAGAAAAAGAAATAATGATGAATATTTACATAGATCATGCTTGCCATTAGATGAAATTGATTTTGATAATGCAGAAGATAAAGGTCAATTATCTTTTTTAGGTGAATGTGAAGGTATGTGTGGAGTATAAATGATGGATAAAAATAAAGATTTACCTTTTTTTAACGTACCAACTGCTGAAATGGTAAACATACAGCATGATGTTGGTGTAGTTATAGCAAAAGATTTATACATATTATATCTGGAGCTGTGGCGAAGAAATTGCGAACCTATTGAGGTCAATATTGCTAAGAAAAAATTAAAAATTAACCTTAAAAATTTACAAAAAACATCAGAAAATTATAATTTTTATGTAAGTTTTGAACAAAAAAATGATAAATTTTATATAAAAAGTGAATTTATTTTGGAATTTTTTGAAAAAGGACTACGAAAAAAGCATACAAGGGAGAATTGGAACGAAAAGAAGAAAATGCAGAGAAAACAACAATTTGAAAGCAAATTTGATAGTAAATTTAAATAACCAGTTAATAATTATTCTTAACTATGGCGATTTTTTTGGTCTGACTGTGTAGTCTCTGTAATATTAACTTAACTTAATTTAATATTAATATAAACAAAACACTAAGGAAATAAAATGGAATTTAACATAATGACTGAAGATAAATTTGAAAAAATAAAAAACTTACATTTTACTGCAAAGCAATTAAAACTTTGTAAAGAAACTGATGTAGATATAGAACAAGAACGTAAAGCATTTATACAATGGCATCTGGATAGAAATAAAACCAGAAAATCACCTTCAATGGCATTTACTAAATGGTTACATAAAAATAATAAAATAGAAACCTATCTTGCCGAGAAAAAAGTTTTAGAAAAAGACGTTTTAAAAGAAGGACTAGACAAAACAAAAAAAATAATTGAAGAATTACCACCTATTCTGACTCAGGATATACAGCAGAAGATACTGTATAAGCATTTTTTACAAAAAGTGATTAATTCTTATGGTCGTAATACGTGGAATATAAAAGAAAAAGATACCTATATTGAATTAGCCCTAGATTGTATTTTAGATAACTTACCACTTGATTTACAGCGACCAACCGAAGATGATTTAATTAAGTATTGTAAAGGGTATTTTAAATTCTTTTTTAGAAACTATGAAAGCCAGTATATGCCTAATGGTGTATTTACTTTTAAATCAATTCAATTAGCTTTTAATCAGACATTAAAAAGTAATTCTTATTGTTTAAAAAGTTTAACTTTCTCTGGTGCAAATAGTCATATTACAATTACCGATAAAGAGATTGATTTATTAAAAAAATACTTACCCTCTGAAGCTGAACAAACTGAAGTAATACATACTTTGTTTTTTATTGCACAAAATCCGAATAAAAAAATTTTTGGATTTGGTAGAAAGGATTATATATTTAAACAGATAAAAAATATAACTGGTTTAAAATTTGAGAGTAATTAATGAATGATGTAATACCTACAAAAGAAACATTAAAAAAAGGTAATTATCAACAGCAAGAAACAGCTAAAGCTGGTGTATTTGTTTTAAGAAATGTTTATTCTGATTTATTGGAACGTTATTTTCATAGAAAAAATATATCTAGCGAACAATATTCTGCTGGTAAACATTATGTTCAAAATTATGTACTAGGACATTCACACCCTAGTATTATTTCTAGTTATAAAGAGAGATCAACGTCTAACAACAATGTTATTATATCTGACGTTATCTTAACCAATAAACAAAAATACAATGAAGCCAGAAAACACGTTCCCAACAAATTACTTAAATTTTTTGAATATGCTGTCCTTGACGATATGCCATTACAAGCGGCTAATAAAAAAACATTACGATTAACCAATAAAAAAGCACCCTTTAAGAAATTTAAAGAGTGCCTTTCTATTTTAGCTTATCATTATGGTTATGTAAGATAGATTTATTCTACTTCTTTAAAACAATCATCACAATAAACATCAAAATCACTTTCATTTAATTCATTCATTGTTAAATTATCATCTGCTTTTCCACATTTATAACAAATGTCATATTTTTTTTCATTTTCTTTAAATTTTTCTTTAGTTATTTTATAATTTCCTGTTACTTTAGCCATTATTTTGCTCCATGTTTTAAAATCTGGCTAAATTTCTGATTATCTTGAAGAATAAATTCAAATCGCAAACGCCATTCACGATTTTCAATGTTTAAAACTTCAATAATATTAAAATGTATCTCAACATTTGGCTCAAAATTATTTAATATTTTTATTAACTCTTTAACTTTCATTATTCTGCTCCATTTTTTATAATTATGACTCACTATATCCAAAGCCTATAAAATATGTCTGTATGGGCTTTAAATTCGTTTTAAAAGGGTATCTATATAACGTATACAAGTATAAATAGGCTTGTTAATAGAAATACCAGTTCTGCGATCTCTAATTTAGTCATCTATATACTCCATCATTTGAGAAACAAATTTAAAATTCTTAAATTCTGTTTCTGGTATATTATTTTTTTTCATATAATCTATTATTCCATTATTATTATGTAATGATGTATCAATAAAATCATTTTTATATTTATATCTTAAACATGAGTACATTCTATTTTTCATTATGCTATGTCTCCATTTTCATAATCTATATACTCACCAGCATAAAATTCTATATCAGTTAACATTTCATCTATAAATTGAGTGTTATTGATTAGAAAATTAAATATCTGGGTAAATAACATATTATTTTTATTATTCATTATTTCATCATACTTATAGTAAGGTATATATCCATCTCTATAAGTAGTTATTTCATGAACATGATTTAAAAATAAATCTTTATATTCACTCCAATCAGAATGATTTAAAAACTTATCAGTTAAATCTTGTAACTTATATTTATCAGCTTCACATAAAATAACGTCAGTAGAAAAGTTATACTCTCTAGGACTGTTTAAACTAATATTTACAAAATCAATTTTAATATTAAACTCATCATGTATTATTTGTTCTAAAAATAAACAATATTTTTTTATGTATTGATTACGAATATTATAATAACTTATATTATCATAAATATCGTCTACATTTTCTTCATTAATCTTACCTTCATCTAATAAATTTTCGATAAATTGCTCTATATCATAGTCAATATAATCGCTATGACGAGAATGATAAAATCCACCAAAATCTATTTGAATGTCAGTTAAATCATTTTCTTTTTTAAATTGCTTCATTGCATACTTGCTTAAGTTTAAGTTATCCATTTTTTACACTCCTATAAATTCAATATAAATAAATACTGATATTAAAATAATAAATACATATTGGTATAATTCTGATCTAGTCATTTATAATCTCCATTTTGTTAATTATATTTATATCATTAAATGAAACAAAATATAATTGCAAGTAAAAAAGAATAAAAAAAAATAAATTATTTTATATTAGCTATTGACTATTAATATATATTATCATATAAAGATAATATATTAATTAACTAGGAGTAAATAAAATGGAATTTACACAACAACAAAATAAAAATTTAATAGAACTTAACAACAGATATTATGATTATCATCATAATGGAGCTGAAGGTTTAAATGATGAAGAAAAAGAAAAAAGGCATGAATTAACCTTTCGTAAAAATCTTAAACAAACTTACGGCTTAAGATTACAAGGTGATAATAAATATTTTTACGCTTATCAAATTGCAGAATTTATCGATTGGATAGAACAAAACGGCATAAGACAATATTCTTATGAGGAAATTAAAGAAGTAAGAATTGGTAAATCTTTTTATTGTCACGAAATAAACATTGTTTTAAAATCTGGCGGAGTTTCTGATTTTAAAAGATTTGATAATATTAAAAGTTTATTAAGTTTTATTGAGGGCTTTAATTCTTGTAAAGATAATTGGAGATAATATTAAATATATAAGATTAATTTAAGGGCTATTTATTAGCCCTTTTTTTATGCAATTAAATAATTATATTGATAAAATAAATAATTCTAGTATTAATTATATCAAAGAGTTAAGGAATTAATTATATGAAAAAGATAGCAGAAGCAGACAACGTCAACGGCAATTTTGAAAATGCACCAGTAAAAAAGAGGCGAGGTCGACCAGTTGGCAGTAAGTCGAAAGGATCGCCAAAGGTTATTGCACAAAATATCCTCAAGAGACAATTAACGCACGCCTTAAACAGTATGAGCGATAGAAAGGATAAACCATTGCACCAATTAATTGATAATTACTTAACTGAGGACATAGGTAACATACAAAAGTTTAGCTTCTTATTTCCTAAGGAGAGCAATATAGATTTAAAAGGCGGTTCTCTCTTTTCTAATACATTATCAGAAGTTTCAAAACGTATTCAAGATTATAAAAAACCCTCCCTAAAAGAAGCGGACGTAGTTACAATAGATAATGATATTATAGATATAGAGAGCGATTAAACCCCCCCCTTCTTTATTTGTCGCCCCCTCTACCTGTATATATGTATACCCCCCTCTCTTAAAAAAATTCCATATATGGTGCTGCTAAAAAAAATTTTTCTATATATTGACAAGTCTTGAGAAATCACGAACAATGCAATCATATGAAATAATTATGTTGTTTTAGAACAACTATCTCCCCCAAAATAATATCGTTCAAAAAAAATTATTTCATTACTGAAAAGGGAAGGGTGCGTTTTAATTCCATTTTTCGTACCCTTTTTTTTTAAAACAGACATAATGAGTCAGAATGAGTAAAGAACAACTATCAGATATATTAGCAGAATTAGCATTAGACCCAGTTATGTTTGTTGAAACAATGCTACAGGTAAAACCTGAAAAATGGCAAAGAGAATTTTTACAAAACGTCATGCAGAACCCAAGATGTGCTGTCAAGTCAGGGCATGGCGTAGGTAAGACAGCAGTTTTATCTTGGTTGATATTGTGGTGGGTATTTACACGACACCCTTGCAAGGTTGTCTGCACAGCCAATACTGCTCACCAATTATCAGATGTTCTATGGGCTGAAGCTCAAAAATGGGCAAGACGTTTGCCTGAGAGTTTTTATTCGCAAATGGATATGAAATCCGACAAAATTAATATTGCAGGTTCGACAGACTCGTATGCTGTGGCTCGTGTGTCTCGTAGAGAAAACCCAGAAGCCTTACAAGGTTTCCATTCTGAAAACCTCTTGTTTATTATTGATGAGGCATCAGGGGTAGATGATAAGATATTTGAGGTAGGTGAAGGTTCGTTATCAACACCAGATGCTAAAGTTGTTATGACTGGCAACCCTACTCGTACATCAGGTTATTTTTTTAATGCGTTTCATGCAATGCGTGACCGTTGGACTAAAATGACTGTAAGCTGTGCTGACTCATCACAAGTATCAAAAGAATTTATTGAGGATATGAACATAAAATATGGTTCTGACTCAAACGTATATAGAGTTAGGGTGCTTGGCGAGTTTCCAAAAGCAGAAGATGACACTGTTATACCACTCTATATGGTAGAAAGCTCTATAGACAGAGATATATCAGTTGACCCCTATGAACCTGTTGTTTGGGGTTTAGATGTCGCCAATTTTGGCTCTGACAGAACCGCATTGTGTAAAAGACGTGGTGCTGAGTTAATAGAGCCTGTACGCACATGGCAAGGTAAAGACCTAATGGAAACAGTAGGTATTGTTATGAATGAGTACGAAATATGTAATTATAAGGACAAACCAACGGATATAATGGTAGATAGTATAGGTATCGGTTCTGGAGTAGCGTCAAGGCTAAACGAATTGGATTTGCCTGCCAGACCCATACAGGTTTCGGAAAGTCCTGCTCTAAAAACAAAATATATGCGATTGCGAGACGAGCTATGGTTTAGAGCAAGAGAATGGTTTGAAGGGCGTGATGTACGCATTATGCAAGATGATAAATTAATAGAAGAACTAATAGCTCCTCGTTTTAAATTTACATCTAACGGAAAAATAAAAGTTGAAGCCAAAGACGAGTTTAAAAAAAGATTAGGTGGTCGTAGCTGTGACTTAGCTGATGCCTTTTGCCTAACCTTTGCACAACAAGCCTTTACAGCTTCTGCTCGTGGAGGTCATACGCATTGGAATAAACCAATACAATATAAGGACAGTTCATGGATTACTTAGACGAATTAGAGATAATGTTTACAGAGGAGCAAGAATACGCTGCTGAAAATCCTGTAACTCATGCTATTTTTATAGGTATGGTAGAAAATTTACAATCTATTAATAAAACTGGTATAGATTGGGAAACAATTTGTGATGTTACATTAGCTTCTGCAGCCTATTGTTTCTTTAAGAGTGGTGGCTCAGCAGATGAATTTGTTGAAAAACTTACAACAGTTAATATTGCACCAGATAATATAGATATAAATTAGGAGGAAAATATGGAAAAATTAAAAGACATTCTTAACTATGTTAAGGATCATCAGTGGGATTACGTTGATGCTGCATTAGGCGGTATTATCGGATTACTTTTATTCATCATTATAGTGAGTTAGAAT